ACCCGGTTGTAGATGCTGGTCAGCGCGGTCGCGTCGCTAGAAGTCGTCCCGGCCGCTGACACCGCCGATGCGCCCTCGCCGCAGATTGCAACGGTCGTCATCGACGTGACGCCAGAGTTCAAGACGCGCGACGGAAGCGCCATGAATGCTCCTGAGGAAGAAGAGGGCGGCGAGCGCGAACCCGCCGCCCCCAGTCGTCAGGTGATCTGACCCTGCTTGTGCGGACGGTTGATCGAGACGACCACCGTCGACACGCCGGCCGCGACCGAAGCGAGGTTCGCGGAACGCGCGCCCAGGATCTGCTTGCCGTTCGCCGCCGTCGGCATCACCCGGCCCACCGTGGCGGACTGGTAGATGGCGACCTGCGGGCTGACGGCCACCGCGGTCTTCTTCATGACCGCGAGACCGCCGATCTGGTACCAGCCGAACGAGCCGGCGCCGTTGGCCGACATCGCCACGGCCACCGGACCCGCGAGGTTCGCCGTGTCGGCGGCCAGCGCGGTCTGGTAGGTCGTGGCGTTGTACGACACCAGCGAACCCACCTCCGTCGACGCGACGCCGAGGAGGAGGATGAACTCTCCCTCGCCGTAGGTCGGGTCGTAGGCGCGGGCGACCATGCCGAGCGTGGCCGGCGGGGTCGGGATCGCGGTGGAGCCGTTTGGCGGCGTGATGCCAGCGTCGGTCTGGTCGATCTGGAGCATGCCGACGCGGTTTTCGGTGAACGAGTAGGCCATGTTCTGGTCCTCCTTAGGCGATCAGCACGCCGCTGAACTGCGGCCCGCTGCTGGTGAGGTTGCCGGCCCAGCCGATCAGCTTGACGATGGCGTCCTGGTTCACCGCCTGGCGCTCGCCCCCGATGGGGACAAAGTTCCGGTCGGCGTGCGGGCGGAACATGAGGTACTTCGTGTTGAGGAACCACATGTGATTCGCCGTCGCCGCGTTGCCGATACCGCCGTCGAGGACGACATCGGAGGCCATGCCCGCGCCGTAGTACTTGAGCGAGGCAAAGCCCGCGCCGGCCATGCTGGAGCCGGAATCGGAGATGCGCTGGATCGACTGCAGGGACTGCAGATAGAGGCGGTAGTAGTTGTTGTCCGCCACGATCAGGTCCGGCTTGTCGGTGCCGCGGATCAGCTGCACCGCGACCGAATCCATGTACTGCTGGATGTTGGAGGCCGTGACAGCCGCGCCGCCGTTCGTGACGCCCGAGAAGGCGACCGAACGCCAGAACGACCACGTCGTGCGGCTGATGCCGCCGTAGGTGCCGGTTGACGGGCTGTCAGGCACCGCCGCCGCGAGGCCGGTGATGTTTTTGCCCGAGTTGCCGGTGCCATCGAGGTAGATGTCGCCGCCGATGCGGTTGGCGAGCTGCGCCTCCGCGACGGCCATGCGGCCATCGAGCAGGTCGATGATCGCCTCCTTGCCCGAGTTCTGGATCATCTCCAGACCCGAGATCGAGACCGCCGAGGCGTACTGCGTGATCGAGAACTGCGCCGCGCTGATGGGCGAGTTCTGCGAGACGTTGAGCACCTCGTAGCCCGAGTAGGAGTTCGTGTTGTTCGTCGAGGTGTCGTTGTACATGATCTCCTGGAGGATCACGTTACCACCCGAGAACGTCTTCACGTTGCCGCGCTCCTTGAGGCGACGCAGCAGCGCGTTGTTGTTGGTCACGTTGTCGGCGAGCTCGCCGGAACGCGACTGGATGTTCGTCGCGATGATATCGCTGATCGAACTGTTCGCGAACGCCATGAATGGCACTCCTTACAGAGGGTTTGGGTCAGAGCCGATCCGACATCCCGTCGAATTGTTCGGCGAGAAGGGAACGGCGGTCGGATGCCTTGGCGGCGGATGGCGCTCCGGGTGTGGAGGACCGAACCGAGACCGCGGCTGCCCTGGCGGCTTTCGCCGCCCTGTCTGCCGATGCTTTCCGCTCCGCCAGCGCCGCAGCCTGTGTGGACTGCTGCTGCCTTGCGAAGAGCTGATCGTCCAGACGCAGGGCCTTGTCGTATGCGTCTTGAAGCGTGGTCGCGACGCCGCTCTGTAGGAGCTGGATCATCGTCGGCCGCGCGTCCTCGAAGTGCTCTGCCTTCGTGGAGAACTGGTGCACCTCGTCGAGGAGCGCGGCATTGGCCGCTTCCTCTTGCGCCTGCTTCCAGCCGGTCACTTCGCCACGAATCTTCACGAGTTCGTTTTGAAGCGCCACGAAGTTCGGATCGACCGGGGCCTGTGGGGCGGGCTGACCCTGCGCGGCCAAGTCTATGCCGTAGGACCGGGCAAGGGAATGGAAATAGTTGAGCCGGTCCTGCGGGGACGAATTTCGCAGGATATTGTCCGCCTCCATGAGCGCCCTCACGGCCTGCGGCGCCTCGATGCCCAGCCCGCGGATCGTGTCCATGTAGGGCGCGATCGCCTCGTTCATGGCGTCCGCGAATTCGGCCTTGGCGCGGATCGGCTCGATGCCGGCGCGCATCTGCTCCTCGCGCTGGTAGGCGTACTCCTGCAGCCGCGGATCGGCCTTGGCCCAGAAGTCATGCATTTCCTTCTTCCAGGACTGCGGCGGGCGACGCCACACGGGCTCCTCGGCGGGCTCGGGCGCCTCCGACGCGGTGGCCTGCGGCCCGGCGGGCGCAGCCTTCGCGAAGCGGCCAGATGCGTCGCGGGCGCGTTCGCCGGCCGGCTCGGCTGCGGCCTCGGGCTCCGGCTGCGGCGCAGCCTCGGGCGCCGGCGCGGCGGCCTCCGCCTCGATGGCGCTGAACTGCTCGGCCAGCAGTTCCTTGCGGCTGTCGCTGTCGACCTTCTGGATTTCGCTCATGTCATCTCCGCTGCTGCGACCGGATCTCGGCCAGGATCTTGTCCGCCTGCCGATCGGTCATGTTCCACAACTGTTCGCGCAGGCGCTTGATGCGCTGCTCGCGGCTAGTCGTGATCGGCTGCCTCGGCTTCGGCATCTCGTTGCCGACCTCGAAGCAGTTGTGCCTCTTCAGATGCTCCCGGTGCTGCGAGCGGCTGCTGATCCACGACCCATCAGCCATCGACTTGTAGCCGCCGATGTCGGGGACGATCTGGATCTTCGGCTCGGCACCGGGCGTGGCGACCGCGATCTCGATCATCTCGCCGTCGCGCCAGACGTAACGGGTCCTCATAGCAGCAGCATCACCTCCTCGTCGTCGGCCTCCAGCTGCATGTCGCGCTGGATTGCAGAAGCGCGCTCCAGACCGGCGAGAATGCGCCCGAGATCGATGGTTGGGGCCTTCAGTATGTCGGCGCGCGCCTCGACGCCGGCCGCCTCGACCGCGCGCGTTACGATGTACTCTGCGGCGTCCGGCAAGGACTGCTTGCCCTCGACGATCCGCTCGTAAAGCGCCAGGACGCGCTGCCGACGCTGCTCGTTGGCCGCGCGTTCGTCGCGCAGCCGCTTCGCCCTGCGATCGCCGTCATGGGTGTCGTCCACGACGATGTAAGGCGAATCGCCCCACGTCGCCTCATCCCATCGCCCGGCATCCCAGACGCCGATCATGCGCCAACTTCAACGCCCATTGCCCGGCCATCAGGGCCGCGAACGATGCGCTTTGGCGCTGCCATGGCCTGCATCAGCGCCTGCATCAAACCGAGAAGCTGCTGCTCTCGCGTGGCGCTGTCCTGAGCCATCGCTTGGATCATCGCACGCACGTCCTCGGACATGCCGGTCGCCATGCGGCTGGTAACCTCGCTGACCGCGTCAATCGCCGGGACATCGGCACCGGCCGCACCGATGCGCGCCACGAGGATCTTGGTGTCGGCGTCGAGCTGCGCCTTGTGCCGCTCAAGCTCGGCGCGCTGGGCGAGCTCCTCGGCCTTCAGCGCAGCCTCGAAACGCTGGCGCTGTTCCTCGATGGCGGCGGCCGCCTGCGCCTTCATCTGCTCAATCTGCATGTCGGCCTGGAGCTTGGCCTGCTGCATCTGGGCGTCGAACTGCGCCTTTTGCTGCTCGGCCTGCATGCGCGCGGCCTCGGCCTGCTGCTGCATCTGCGCCTTGACCATTTCGGGGTCTGGCGGCGGCGGCGCGCCGGCGTCGACCTGCTGCTGCTGGGTGATCTGCTCCAGCATGCGGTCCAGCGTGCCCTCGATCGGTTCGGCCTGCTTGAACGCGCCGATGCCGTACTTCATCAGCTCGATGACGATCGGCGCGGCCTGCGGCACCTGCTGCACGACCGGCAGGGCCTTCTCAAGGAACCCGCCATAGGCCTGCACGAACTCCAGCCGGTCCTGCTTGTTCTGCGCCTCGTCGATCTGGACGAGGCTGTCGGACGCCACCTCAATGCGGAAGTTCCGCAGTGGCTTGTCCGCTAGGAGCTGCAGGGCCTGCGGTATCAGCTGCTGATCCGCCGGCGACATCTGCTGCGCGGCGGCGTACTGGAGGATCGTCTGCGGCTGGAAGAGCTGGCAGATGATTTGGGCCTTCAGCCGGATCAGCTCGGAGGCAAAGAGCGCGACCTCCTCCTGCATCGACCGCAGCCGCAACCCGGCGTACTGGCCCTTGATCTGCTGCGCCGTCGCGGTCTCGCTCGCCGCGGTCTGGCCGCGGATGATGTCCGAGATGCCGGTGATCTCGTAAATCTGCGCCTTGATCTGCTCGCGGGCCGTGTAGCACTGGATCAGCGCCTGGGCGAGCGTGTCGAGCGGCAGGAGGTCGATGGAGCCCTTGAGGCCGCCCTTCTCGCCGAATGCCATCCATTTGTCGACCGGGATCAGCGCGTTGTTGTCGCCCTCGGTCAGGAGGCGCTGCAGGGCAGGCTGCGATGCATCGTAGACGCCGCGCAAGCGCAGCGCCTTGACCAGCCCGTCGATGCGGTCGGAGAGGATGTCGAGCTCGTTGGCCTGATCCTGATAGAGCAGGAAGTCAGGCACCGGGACAAGGCTGTCCGAGGTCGTCGTGGCGTAGAGCGGCCGCGGGCAGGGGAAGAAGCCCTCCAACCGCAGCGGGTCGTCGCGCTCATCGACGAACTGCGCCATGCTTTTGTTGATCCAGTAGACCTTCTGCGTCTCGCGGTCCCACAGCTCGCAGATCTTGGCGCGGGTGCCCTCGCGCTGCTTGTTCGGGCCGTCGAGGTTGTCGGGGCCGCTGTCGAGCGGGATCTTGCGACCCATCTCCTCGCCGAAACGCTCCACCAGCGCCTCGCGGGTCATGTAGACCCAGCGCCAGACCTGCGTGACCTCTTCCCACGTCCGCGCGCTGCTGTGGCCGAAGTCCTTCCAATGGACGTAGTCGACCGGCGCGCACTCGTACTCGATCTCCTCGGGAACGCCGGCGGGCTCCGGCAGGTTGCCGTCCTCGTCAACGTCCTCGGTGACCTGCGGGCCGTCCTCGGGCATGCCGAGTTCCTGCGCGCGCACATGCGGCTCGTAGCGGACCCATGCGACGCCGCGGCCGCCGAGGAAGCGGTCTTCGACGGCGTACCTCATCGTTGCGCGGAAATCTGGGTAGTGCTCGATCTCGTAATCCAGCGCGCGCTCTATCAGCTGCGCGGCCACGCGACCGACCTGGTCGTTGTCACCGAATCGCCGGGCCGCCGAGGCCTTCGGCAGCTTGGCATAGACCGCCGGGATCAGCGTCTGGACGTTCGACCACAGGATGTTGAACTTGACCGTCTCGTTTCCCGACTGGGTCCGCATGTCGTCGCGGTACCGCTTGATGATCTTGGTCGCGCGCTTCTGCCAGCGCTCGAATTCCTTCTCGTAGGTCGAGATCGCCTGCAGGTACTTCTGCACGCCGGTCGGGATTGCATCGGCCATCACGGCCTCCTGCGGTACATCGCGTTATCGCTGCGTGCGGGCGTAACGCGCCGCGAAGCTGTTAGGGTCGAGCTCCATCCGGCCGAAACGGCGAATCGCCTGCGCGAGCTGCTGCGGCGTGGCGCGCAGCGGGACGGTTGAGGCCTCGCCGGGGAGCGTGCCGGGAACCGTCGTTCCCGAGGGAATGGCGGGCCGCGGTATGCCGATCGGATCGGCCGGCATCGGGCGCGCGATTGGCGCAGGCGCAGGCTGCCCCATCGCCGCCATGTCCGCCGGCGAAACGCCGCCGAGCGTATCGGTCCTGACCGGCATGAAGTCCGCCTCGTTCGTCGGGAGGCCGCGCATCACCGGCGCCTGGCGGCGGGCCGGAGCAGGCGGGCGCGGGGCCGCCGGGGGCGGCGCGGGCGGAGGAGGAGGCGGGGCGTTTGGCGCAAACGGCGCCGGGGCCTGCGCGCGGACGTACATCTGCGCGGCATCGGCTGCCTCGGCGGGCGACATGGCCGGGCGGCCACCCATGCCGAAGAAGCGACGGATGTCGTCGAGGCTGTAGGACACCACCGGTCCGCCAGCGGTGCCCTCTGGGCGCAGCATCGGGTCCATCGATTCCATCGTCGGCGTCATGGCGCGAGCGGGCGCGGGCGCGGCCGCGGCCACCGGCATCGCGGCCTGCGGGTTCATGATGCCCATCATTTCGCGGTCGAAGCGGTCCATCTCTTCGCGCGTCATGCGTGCCATCGGCATCACTCCTTGTTGCGCGCGCTGATGGCGCGGGCCTTGGCCTTTGCGTCGGCCTTGCTGCTGGCGCCCCACGCCTTCAGCGCGAGCGCCAGGCGGGTCGGGCGGCCCTTCTCGTCCCTCATCGGGCCGGGCATGTTGCCCATGCGGGCGAGGAAGCTGGCGCGGCGCGGGTTGTCGCCGGACTTCACGGGCGGCTTGAGGGTGCCGCCGGTCTCGGCCTTGTAGCTGGCGCGGCCCTTGGCGTTCAGTCCGCCCTTGGGGTTCTTGCCCTCCTTGCGCTGCCACGCCGCGGTCATCGCTTGTTCTCCGGCTTGGCGGTCTTGGCCGCCTGCTTGAAGTCGGCTTCGGTGGGACGGCCCTTCTCGCCAGGGCGCTTCATCTTCTCGCCGGAGCCCGCTTTTATGCGCTCCTGCTTGGCGAGGATGTTGGCGTAGAGGCCGGGCTTGTTCATGGCGGCTACGCGAAGACGCCGACCGCGAGGACGCTGGCTCCGGCGCCGGTCGTGATCTTCCACGCACCGTTGCGCGACACCGCGTTCACCTCGACCGAGTAGACGCCGATCGCCGTGTTGGAAGGGATCGAGAGGACCGTCGTCGATCCGTCGATAACGTCCACCGTCGAAGACGCCGCGGTCGCGACGGCGACGACGATGCGGTGCAGGTAGTCGCCCGTTGCGCCGGTGGCGCCGAGGGCCTGCGCGGTCTGCGAGGCAGCGACGGCCTCGTAGGCGTAGCGATACGGGTTGGACACGCCGGCCATTTGGGCCTCCTCAGGACAGGAAACGGAGCTTGTAGAGCGTGCTGTCGATCAGCGACGCAATGGCGTCGATGTCGTTCTGCAGCTCGCTGCGATCGGGCAGCTTCTTGCGCTGCTTCTCGACGTAGTCTTTCTGGTCGCGGAAGTAGGCGACCATCGCCTCGACGCCCTTGCCGCGCGGGTTGTCCATGCGAGCGACGAACTTGCCGACGAGGCCATAGCAGCCTTGGTAGCTCTCGACGACCGTGTCCACGAGGCCGGGGATCGCCTCGTAGTACTCGCCGACGGCCTTGTGCGCGGCGTAGCTGTCGGTCGACCAGTGCATGAAATGCGCGGCGACTGCGGTGCAAAGCATGTGCCCGGCAAACTCGCCCATTGCGGCGTGATATTCGGCGTCCGTCATATGCGCGCGCTCCGAGAACGGGCCGCGGCCGCAGCCCACATGTCATTGAGGGTAGCCGAGTTGTCAGGCCCTATCAATAGTGGTCGGTCTGTCCTCGGCGGCTCGACCTTCGGCTCCTCGCGCCACGCGATCGCCATCATGCGAAAAGCGTCCGCGCTATGCGAGGTCCAGTCGTGGCGTGGCGCGGCGCGGAAGGCGCGCTTGTCCTCGTCGTATTCGCGCTGGTATTGGCGCAGCGCCTCGATGCCCTCGCGGCATCGCTCGTCGTCAAACCAGACGCGCGGCAGCATCAGGCGCACGGCCTGGATGCCGTCCTGCACGCCGAGATCCGGCACGATTTGGAACATCCCGATGCCGCCCAGCAGCGCCGCAAGCTGCTCGACAACGCTGCGGCCGCCCGAGGCCAGCGTCTTGGCGCGCGCGTCATGCGGCAGGTAGTGCTTGCCATACCGATACGGGCGCCCAGCGACGATCTCGGCCAGCTCCGCGATGGTCGAGCCGCTGCTGGCGTGATGGTCGATGACGTGGATTTCGCCGCCTGCGACCTGCCACCACCAGATGGCCGTGTCGTCGCGCCAGCCGATGTCCCAAGCGGTGTAGACCGGCAGCGCCGGGTCGTGCGGCACCGATCGGATGCGGCCGGCGTCGAGGGCCTCGCGCATTTCGACGCCGTAGTAGGCCCCGAGGATCGCCGCGTCGAAGCTGCACTCGTACTCCTGGTCGTACTGGTCCTGCGTCAGCTGCGCGCGCAGTGCGTGGAGTTCGGTCTCCGGCAGAATGCCGCTGTCGCTGGCGCGAAGGCGCAGGAAGAACCAGTCGGGACTGCGCTGCGCGGCCTCGACCGCCTCGTAAAACTGGTTGCGCCCTTTCGGCGTGCCGCCGATCACCGCCCAGCCCTGTTTGTCCGAGAGCGTCGGGCGGATGACGTTGCCCCAGACCGAGGGCCGGAAGTCACCGTACTCGTCCAGGTAGACACCGTCGAAGCCGAGGCCGCGCATCGCGTCGGCGTTGTCCGCGCCGAACAGCTGGATCTTCGCGCCCGTGTGCGTCGTGAGCAGCAGCTCGGCCTCGTTGACGCCTGCGGTCGCTGGTTCGGCGTAGCGCTTGAGGTAGTCCCAAGCGACCGACTTCGCCTGCGAGCGGAACGGCGCGACGTAGGCATAGTGCGCGTGCGGCTGGCGCGCGGTAATTGCGGCGCGGATCAGGTCATTGATCGCGGCGACCGTCTTGCCCGCCCGGCGATGCGCGACGAGGCAGGACCACCGCTGCGTTCGCCGGTGGAACGGGAGGAACGCCTTGCGCGGCGAGTACGGCAGCCGAACGCGCGCAGCGCGCAGCTCGGTCACGTCGGCTCACCCCACTCGTAGATGATGCGCTGCGGTCCGCCTTCGGGGCCACTGTTCTCGTGGCGCTGCGTCTCGGCCCAGCGCATCTGAGCCTTCGTCCACCAGATCATCGCGGTGGTGTCGCCCTGGATCACGGCCTTGTTGAACAGCGTCTTGGCGACCTGCGCGCTGGCCTTGGCCTTACCTACCGCGAGTTCGGTTTTGTAGTACTTGCGGAGCGTCTCGTCGCTGATGCCGATCAGCGCGGCGATCTGGTCATGCGGCAGGCCGAGGCCGGAGGCCTGTTCGACCTGCTTGCGACGCTCTTCCGTCGGCTTGTGCGCGGGCATCACCATGCGAATAACCTATGCGCTCCTGATGCGGTTGAAAAGACGGCGCAGGGCGTAGGACCGCGCCAGCGAGATCGCGGTAAACAGCGCGCCGATCGCGAAGCTATCGAGGGCGCTTGGGTGCAGGTTGAACAGCGGCAGGACGACCGCGTTGGCCGCGACTGCCACGACGTAGCCGATGGCGACGTTCGCCACCGCCTCGACGGCGCTCATGCGTCGGCTTTGCATCGCTCGGTCGCCATGTCAGCGAAGCTGCGGCCATCGCCCTCCAGCGTCGCAACCTGCCCGGCGAACTCCTGCCAGCGCTTCACCGCGACATCGACATAGGCCGCGTTGAGCTCGATCGCGTGGCACGCGCGGCCGGTCATCTCCGCGGCGATGATCGTGGTGCCGGAGCCGCTGAACGGCTCGTAGATGGCCTGGCCGGGGCTGCTGTTGTTCTCGATCGGGCGCTTCATGCACTCGACGGGTTTCTGCGTTGAGTGACCCGTCTCGGACTTGCGGGGCTTGTCAATTTGCCAGAGCGTCGATTGCTTGCGACCGCCGTCGTAGTGGCCCTTGCGGCCCTTTCGAACGGCGTACCAGCAAGGCTCGTGCTGCGGATGGTAGTCGCCTCTGCCGATCACGAACTGGCTCTTCGCCCAAATGATCTGCGCGCGTATCCCCAGGTCGCTAGCCATCAGGCTTTCCGCCACGACGTGCGCCATGTTGCCTGCGTGCCAAACGTAAGCGACGTCGCCGGGGAACAGCGCCCACGCTTCGCGCCAGTCGGCCTTGTCGTCGTTCTCCACCTTGCCAACCGCTCTACCGCCGCCGCCAATTTTGCCATCGGCGCGAGGTTTTCCTGCGAGCGCCTGGTTACGCCAGTCCGCATCGTACTCGACGCCATAGGGCGGGTCGGTGACCATCAGATGCGGCTTCACGCCGTTCAGCGACTTCTCGACCGCCAGCGCGTCGGTGCAATCGCCGCAGACCAGCCGGTGCCGGCCCAGCAGCCAGACATCGCCCGGCACCGCGATCGGCCGCTCGGGCGCCTCTGGGATCGCGTCGGGGTCGGTCAGGCCCTCGGTGCCAGGCGCGGCCATCAGCGCGTCGAGCTCCTCGGTCGAGAAGCCGGTCAGCGCCACGTCGAACTCCAGGCCGCGCAGGTCGTTGATCTCCAGCCGCAGCAGCTCGATGTCCCAGCCCGCATTGAGCGCCAGCTTGTTGTCCGCGATGACGTAGGCCCGCTTCTGCGCCTCGGTCAGGTGCGAGAGCCTGATCGCCGGCACGTCCGGCATCCTCAGCTTGCGCGCCGCCAGGACGCGGCCATGGCCCGCGATGATGCCATTTGCCTCGTCCACGAGGACGGGGTTTGTGAACCCGAACTCGCGGATCGAAGCCGCGATCTGGGCTACCTGCGCGTCGCTATGGGTGCGCGAGTTGCGGGCATATGGGATCAGCGCCTCGACGCCGATGCGCTCGATCTGGATCATGTAATTTTATTGCGCCAATTTTAGCCATGCGTCAAGCGCATACCGCCCCGCGTTCTTTGCAATGGTCACCCTGCACCGGCGGTGTATGTTCCTCGCATCGCAACCGGCGCCGAGGCGCCAACCCACGGAGACGACCATGAACAACATCAAGATCGCTTTCCCCGACTACCCGGCCGCCGACCTTCCGCCGATCCCCGCCCATTGGAGGGATAGCTCTTGGCACAATGATGCCTGCCCCAGCTTCACGGTCGCGGACCTGCAGGTCTTCATTGATTACGCGGACCCTGCAAAGCGGGAGATGGCGCACTACGGGCTAGCGGACGTTCGCTTCCATGTCATGCAGGCCGAAACCGGTTCCAGCATCATCTCCACCGACGAGTGGCAGGCCGTGATCGACGCGGTCGATGACCACGTCGCCGAAGGCATCGACGCCGAGGCCGAGAGGAGCCGCGGCTGATGCTCGCCCCCACGATCACTTGGTCGCCGACCGGCACGGTTAGGCTACTGCCCGAAGGGCAGACGCTTTGCTTCCGATCCTACACGGAAGGCCGCCGCGCCGCTGCGCGCGGCGTGTCGCTTGCCGACGCCACAAAGCGCGCGACGCAACACGGAAAGCGAAACCGCAATCGTTCGGAGTACATGCGCGGCTGGTACGATGGGAATAGCGCCGCTCTGGGCAAGGGAGCCTTCTGATGCGCGTCCACCCCACCATGAGCCTCCCCCGCCTCCGCGACGCCATGGGCGAGGCCAGCCTCCTCGACGCCGAGGCGCTGCGCGACGTCCTCCTGCGCCGGTGCGTCGTGGACACCGACCTGATGACCGCCGACGAGTGGGCGGATGCGGTCAGGACCGCCTACCGCCGCCTGCCTAGGCACCTCCGGCCCGAAACCGCCTAGAACGGCCCTAGGAACGCCGGAAGCCGGTCGCCCGCTACCCTGCCTAGGGTCAGCGGGCTTCCGCGCTTCCTGAGCCATCCGCGGGGCCGCGCGAGGCATCTGAGGCGAACCGGGACCGGAACTTCGCCATCGTCGCCTCGAATTCGGCCTTTTGGGCGTCGGTCATCGTGGACCACTTCCCGACCGGCCTTGACCCCTCCGCGGGCAGCGCGATTGCGCGGCGCAGCTGGTGGCGCTGGGCCTTGGCCGCGGCGACCTCGGCCTCAAGGTGCTCGCAGACCTCGGCGTAGGACGGGAACCACCGGAACTTGCGCGCCGCCGCGTCGAGGCTGGCCCGGCTGAACGCCGACGCCGGATATTCCAGCATGGCCGCGTAGGCCCTGGCCTTGGCATCGCCGTCGGCCTCGCCCGGCTTCGTCGCGGTCAGCGTGCCGAGCGCGGTGATCCACCGCAGCGCCAGCGCCTGTGGCGCGGGCTGCAGGGCGGCCTCGATCGCGGCGAGGGCGCGCTCAGCCTCGGCCTTCTGGGTCGAAGAAATCGCCAGCGGGGCTCCCGGCTGCTCGGTCTGAATCCTCCCGAGCAAGGCGCTCAGCGAGAACGATAAATCCGTTGCGCGACTGAGATCGAGATCCTGTGCCATTGCCCTTCCTTTCGCTGCTGCGGCGCACCCAGTTGCGCCAGGTTGCCGACCAGTTGGTCTTCCGCCCGTCCGCCCCGGGCTTGCTCGTCCAGTAATCGCGGAACGACGCCGCCTCGCGCTCGACCGCCACGCCAAGGTTGGTTGCGAACGCCCGGTCGTCCTCCGTCGGCAACCAGTCCGCCGGGAGGCGCGTGCCTCGGTCGGCGCGCGCAGCGCGCGTCCCCCCTGCACCCCCCTCCACGGACTTCTCCGTGCTAGTTCTTTCCGTAGGAAAGGGTGGTTGTGGTTGTGGTTGTGGTTGTGTCAACGTAACGTTCGTCGTTACGTCCGACGTAACGTTGGTCGTTACGTTGCGCGCAGCCCTCGCCGCGGTCGCCGCCTCGGTGCGCTTCCGGCGGGCCTCGTACATCGCGGCGGCCTCGGCCAGTTCATGCTCGATCCGGCTATGGTGCAGCGCACCATCTTCCTGCCGGAAGAACGCCAGCACGACCCCGGCGGCCTCGGACCACTCGGTCGGCGTCATTCGGGCCGTGCGGGCGAGCGCGCCATCGTCCAGGCGCAGCGGGCCACCGGCGCGCCAGTAGGCCATGATGAGGTGCAGGTAAGCGCCGCTTTGCGCGGCGGTCAGGTGCGCGGTGTCAGCGAGGTAGTCCGCGACGTACAGCGGCATCCAGGTTGTCGGTCTTCCGGCCATGATCGTCCTTTCTCAGGTTGATCCGGCCGACCTCGCGCGATAGCTTCGCGGTGCCATTGTGGCCGGACCAGTTGGGTGGTCCGCTGAGCCCCGGTCTGCTTCCAACAGGCCGGGGCTCGTCATTTGTATCCCGCGTCGCGCCGCGCAGTCTAGTGGCGGGTCCGATCCATCAGGCAAACGACCTGGCCGGGGCCTGTTGACGCCTCGCAACTTGCGCTGGATCGGTTTTAGGTTCCGCCGCCCGCCGGCGACGGCAAGGGAGGGCCGGCCAGTTCCTACA